ACCAACAGGTTGATGAGGGCAAAGGGTTTCCTGCAAAGACATTACGCATATTTGGCCTTGGTCATACCATCGAAGATATGATGGTTATGTACTTCAGGGACGCTGGATTTGACCTGCGGACAGAGAAGAAAGGCGAACAATTTGGGTTTGAGACTGCTGGTGGGGAGGTCAGAGGTCACATTGATGGGGTCATATGTGGTGGCCCATTGCACATGACATACCCTATGTTGTGGGAGTGCAAGTCTGCTAATGAGAAGAAGTTTAATGAATTTGTTCGTAAAGGCGTGGCGGAAGCTAATCCAGTATACGCAGCACAGATTGCAATCTATCAAGCCTACATGGATCTATCGGAAAATCCTTGTGTATTCACAGTGTTAAACAAAAACACAAGCGAGATATACATTGAGATGGTTCCGTTCAATGGTGAGCTTGCACAAGCTACCAGTGATAAAGCAGTACAAATCCTGAAAGCTACAGAAGCTAACGATATGCTGCCGCGTGTTGCACAGAATGATGATTATTTTATTTGCAAGTGGTGCGAGTTCCGCAAGACTTGCTGGCAAAAAGAAGGGGCGGTATGAGCCGCCCCTAGTTGAAAACAATGCTTGGTAAGGATCAATATAATGAGTGTGGTAAGGTTTGGCAATACTACATCTGGTAGTAATGACATAGTTGAGGAGATTTCTCGCAAAGTCCCCAAAGGCGAACAAATTCGGATTTTGCAGGATACATTCCCTGCTGGGCGTGTTCACGGCAAAACATTTTACATCGGTTCACTGCTTGGTGATCAAGGGCAATCGTTAAAAATTAACATTGACCCTGCCTCGCAGCACTTTATGCAAGGGCAGGATTTCAACGGTGGTGTTGGTATCGGGGGCATCGTCAAGATACTGATAGAAGCTCGTGGTATGAAGCTCCCAGAAATAAAGGAGATGTTTGCTAGTTACCTCGACAGCACTGGGCCGCAAATTGTTCGGGATAATGCGCCGATAGAAAACCCTATCAGGCCGCAGTACAATTCAAATAGCCCGTATGATGCTGAGTATGTATATACCAATGCTGATGGCGAGGTGCTGGTTTCCGTTAGGCGGTATAACGTCAAGGACATTGCTGGCAACCCTATGCTCAACACAAAGGGCAAGCCAAAGAAAGAGTTCAGGCCATTTGTCGAAGGCTCTCCATACTCCAAGTTTCCAGACATACGCCCGTTATATAACATTCCGAATGTATTGGCATCTGATCGTGTTATATGGGTCGAGGGCGAGAAGTGTGCTGATGCTCTAAACCATGCTGGATATACAGCTACCTGCACGATTGGCGGGGCTGGTGCGCTAACAAAGAAGACTGCTCACCAGTTTGACTTTTCTCCGTTGCAGAACAAAGAGCTTATCTTATGGCCTGATAATGATCCTGCTGGTAAAAAGCTGGCTGATCTTATCCAGGACTTTGCTTTGGCTGCTGGTGCTAAGTCGGTCACAATGCTTACGCCGCCAATGGGCAAGCCCGAAGGGTGGGATGCTTCAGATGCTTTGTCTGAGGGCTACAACATTGAAAACTTTGTTAATACCAAAGCCAAAATAACTAAAACAAACATCAATCTTCTTGACGAGTCATTCCTTGTCAGTCGGTTTGCCGGGACTGCACCTGAACAAAAGTTCTTGATTGATGGCACGTTTCCGCTCGGAGTTCCTATTCTGTTTGCCGCTGCTGGTGATGCTGGTAAAGGCATGATGACACTGGACATGGGCATGAAGATCGCATCGGGAAAGCCAATGACAAGCACGTTTGGGGGGCTGGTTAAAGAGTTCGGGAACGTGGTGATCTTTACTGCTGAAGATGACGAAGCTGAGATGCACAGGCGGGTTGAGCGTCTTGATCCATTTGAAGAACGGCGTGGCTACAACCATGATCTGAAGATTGTATCGCTTCCGAATGTCGGCGGTGTGTTTGCAATCATGAACGAGTCCAACGGTGAGTTCGGTACAACAGCAGAGTTTGAAAAGATATACGAACAAATCTTGCAAATGAGTAACCTAAAGCTGATTGTGTTCGATCCGCTGGCATCTTTTGTCCATGCAGATGTAAATGCTGATCCTGCTGCGGGGGCTGCTTTGACAGGTCTGCTGGCTAGAATGGCAACAGAAACAGGTGCATCTGTACTGGTTTGTCACCACATGACGAAGATCAAGGACAACGCTGTAATTAAAACACCCGAAGAAGCTCGTAACCTTATTAGGGGTACGACTGCTCTTGTGGATGGGGTCAGGTCTTCATTTGCGTTATGGCAGGTTGATGCTCAACGCGGCAAGAAGACTTGTGAGCGGCTAGGTTTACCATACCAGCGTAACAGTTGTTTCGATGGCGCTGTAGTCAAGTCTAACGGACCAGCCAGTAGAAATGTTCGGCATTTTGTACGAGATCCAATGACTGGGCTGCTAAATGATCGCACTGAAGAGATCAAATCACTTAACAGCGGCACAGTTCTTGAGATGAAGCTGGACGCTATGGCTGATTGGATTATCCATTGTGAGCGCGAGGGCGTGGCTCTAACTCATATGAGTGGCAACAACGGAGTTCATAAACGGTCAGAGGACGCTGATGCCCCTGAGATACTGCAAGGCATCGGGAAACAGACACTAGAAGGATATGTTCGTAGTCTCCAACAGGACAATCGAATTGATAAGTTCCAGTTGACGGCTACAGGCGGCAGGGTTTGGCTCGGAGCAGTTGATGGGCCTATGAGTCGGGGTGAATATGAGGCTGTAACAGCGAGGGATAATGTCTAATATTGATGATTTGTTCGGGGAATATGCAGATCCTTGGCGCAAAAAGCGGCTAAAAGATATGTCGGAAAACAAAAAAGCCCCGGAGAAACGGCGCAGCACCGGGCCGAAAGAGAACATTTGTTCGTATTGTGGCAGCAACTGGGCTTGGCACAGCAGCGATGACGGGAAGACTTGGCAATGCAGGGAGCATCAAGAATGAAAAGGGCGGAAGTGCTGGACACAGCAAAGAAGTATGTAACGAAAGACAGAGCAGCAGATCATGGCGCTATGGAGGATAATTTCCGAACAATTGCTCGTTACTGGTCAATTCACCTGGGTATCGAAGTCAGCCCAACAGATGTGGGGGTGTTAATGAGTCTGCTTAAAATTGCTCGTATTAAAAGCAACGTAAGTCACGAAGACAATTACATTGATGGCTGCGGATACCTTGCTTGCGCCGCAGAGTGTGAAAATGATGCAGGATAAAAACCAGACAAACTACATTGATAAAGACTTAACGAATGTATGCGGCGGTTCACGCAGACGGGCTGATGCCATGCAGGGAATGGATAGAGCCTATAGAGATTATGTTGAGGCAAACAAAGTCGCATGGGATAGAGCAACACAAGGAATGCCAAAAGATGCGTTTGCCGACAATGTGCCTGATGACATTGATCGACATGGCACAGTCAGGCCAGGACCAACCCATGTGCCGTCCAGAAGCATATTAGAAGATTTCTAAATAACGGCTAATTAACCTTAATTAACCATTATTGATATTTACTGTTGACAATTATGCAAACACTTCTTATATCTGTTATCAGGCACTATCAATGGAGGGCAATATGGCTAGGCCATTAAACTATCTGGAAGCACAGGCGTTGCTTAATCAAACGATCAACGCCGTGCATAGTCTAATTACCAGCGATGCCACCGAAGCCGAAGTTGAATTGTTACTTGGCGCGGCAGGTGGATTGCAGGAAGCGCAGTCAATGTTGATTAAGGCAAGGTTGAGGCTAGAGAACGATGACAGTTAAACGTATTGAAATGGCATTGCACGTTATGGAATTAGCGGCACGGCACAAGATCAGGGTTTCATATCAAAGCCTAGATGAGTCCGAGCCTCGTTATTGGGCAAGACGCAATCCGCGTGAGATACAAATCCGTCCAACCAAAAACACTGGATACTATGTATCTGCCTTGCATGAAATTGGGCATATCGTGGGCAAGCGTCAGGGCGATAATATCACAAGGCTAACGCAGGAATTGTACGCTTGGATCTGGGCAAAGAAGAACGCCTTGGTCTGGACTGATACCGCAGAGCGGATCATGCGTAGCGCAATGGATAGCTATGGCTGGAAGCAACGTCAGAAAGACATATGGGAGAAGGTTTCTCATGGCTAAGAACAAAACAATGGATGTTAAGATCAAGAACGGCAACAAATCCAGAAAGCAGGATAGCGATTGGGATGGCGTTGAGCGTATGGCTGATGACATGAAAAAGCGCAAATTGGGCAGGGATAGTCAGGGGGTTCGTTACTGGGAGGATGACGGACCCACCCTGTCCAACACCCTGTTAGCGGCTCTTGCAGAGCCAAAGAAGGGCATTGTCAGATATAAGGGCGGCAAGTACGCCGAAGCGGCAAGACGCAACACACAGGCAAGCATTGCAACAGCGCAGAAGTTCGTTGTTAGCAATAGCATGGTTGAACATGCTTATCTTGCGTCTTTGGCTAGGCCGAAGTCTTTGCTTGAAATGCAACAGCGCGGCATTCCACCATTTAATAATATGTGGATTGAGTGGGATGAAAGGTTTAGAAAATCAATTGCTAATCGTGAAATGCAGAAAATGGGATATGACCCAGCCGATCAACCTACCGAAGATCCAATAGTAAGGCTTGGCTACCACATTGAAATGATCAATGATCGTTTTTCATATAGTCTTTATTTTATGTCTAATGGGGAAGAAGGCGTAGCCTCTTCTCCCATAGGCTTTCATATGTCTAATGATGGGATAATTGCTAACGATGATCCTAATCAAGATCAAAATGCTTTTGTACATGATACAGCATTGGTGGCTAGACAACTCATGGGTAATTGGTGGTTCGATAAAAATGCTGGTGAAGATTTAAATTCTGGCAATCAAGATCACATGTCTACTGGAATTTTGGCTGGGTCTTTTACTCAAACAAGGAGCGCGGCTGCACAATGGCTCGTATCACAAGAACATTTTGCACAAGGCTTTACAGCTAAAGAATTTGCTGAGTTAAAGGCGTTGTCATTAAGCATGCAAGTTGGCGATGGGCGGTTTCTAATCTCGCTATTGGGCTTGCTTAACTATGACCTTGTTGTGCATGAAACAACAACGCCGCCAA